GTTTGGTGTAGTTTTTCTGATTTTCAGTAAGCGTAATCAGGGCGAAAAATCATTGCTCTTGATAAGAGATGCCGTTCTGCCCGATACATCCGATGCAGATGCAATTTTCCGTTACATGGAGGAAGTGTGCAGCCATGGCAAACTGCCTATTGATGAGCTCTGCTCTACAGGAAGAGATTACGACGATGACGATGATGAACTGGATTTATTTATGAAGTACAGTGCAGATAAACTGTCAATTCCGATTGACAAAACGTTAACATTCGACGAATTCTTAACAGCTCTTTCAAAAGATATCGCCGACAGTTATGAAAATTCAAACGTGGCAAAGTATTACTACTATGATGAATATGAAGAATAAGATGAAGAAGATAAAGTGTCAGCAATAATCTGAAATACACCCTCAAATACAGGGGCAAGCACACTGCATAATCCATTCCACATTGCTTTCAGCATTTCACCGAAATTCTGAAAATCAAATCCGAGAGCGTTGATTCGGTCAACAATGCTTGATGTCAGACGTTCAAAGGTTGACTTTATCTGTTCCCAGATAGAAAGAATGCTGTTTTTGAAGTTCTCATTGGTATTCCACAAATGCACAAAAGCAGCAACCAGTGTCGCAATAATCGCAATGACAGCCACCACAGGAGCAGAAATACCACCAATTGCAGCACCAAGCGTTGAAAATGCAGTCTTAGCACCTGCAATCATTGTCGGAACTTTGCTGATAAAAGTCATCAGTCCGCCAATTGAAGAAATTGTTTTGCCAATTACAATCAAAAGCGGACCTAAAGCCGCAGCCATCAATCCAATTTTGATAATGGTCTGTTTTGTTGCAGGGTCAAGGGCGTTCAGTTTGTCTACAAATCCCTGTATTTTGGTGATGATATCACGGATAACGGGCATCAGAATCTCGCCGAAAGAAATAGCCAGTTCTTCCAGCTGGGATTTGAGGATAGTCAGCTGTCCTGCAAGATTATCCTGCATGGTTTCCGCCATGGAAAGAGATGTGCCATCACAGTTTGCAATTGCACCTGATAATTTATCAATATCCGCAGGTGCAGCATTCATCAGAGCAAGAAAGCCCGACATGGCATTTTTGCCCACAAGAGTTTCTGCGGCACTTGCTTTTTCAGATTCTGACATCTGGTCAAATGCAACCCTGCAGTCTGCTAAAATATCAGAAAGGCTTCGCATTGAACCGTCTGAATTGGAAGTTGCAATCTCCATTTCTCCAAAGGCGGCAGAGCAGAATTTGACTTCACCTGAAAGTGCAGTCATAATGGAACGCATGGAAGTGCCGGACTGTGTAGACTTGATACCGGCATTTGCCATTAAGCCAAGTGCTTCAGCGGTATCTTCGCAAGAAAAACCCAAGGCACCTGCAATCGGAGCACAGTATTTGAATGACTCACCAAGCATAGATACATTTGTGTTGGCATTGGAACTTGCAGCCGCTAAAACATCAGCAAAATGACCGCTATCTTGTGCTGTCAGACCAAATGCTGTAAGTGCATCTGTAACAATATCCGATGTTGTGGCAAGGTCTTCACCGCTGGCAGCAGCAAGGTTCATAATGCCGTCAATACCTGACAGCATATCATTTGTTTTCCAGCCTGCCATTGCCATATAGTTCATAGCTTCAGCAGCTTCTGACGCTGAAAACTTTGTTTTTGCACCCATTTCTCTTGCTTTATCACGCAAAGCCTGTAAATCATCACCCGTTGCACCTGATACAGCGGCAACCTTTGACATTGCAGAATCAAAGTCAGAGGCGGTTTTCACAGCAGCAGTTCCGAGAGCCGTCACACCTGCGGTAACAGGCAGAAGTTTTTCTCCTGCACCTGAAATTTTATCGCCTGCATTCTGTAGAACTTGTCCTGCCTCACCGATTTTAGCAAGTTCAGAATTTGCATTTTTTGCTTCCGTTTCAAGTCTTTTCAGTTCGTTTTCCGTATCGACAATTTCACGCTGTAAGGCATCATACTGCTGTTGTGAGATGTCGCCATTTGCAAGAGCAGTATTTGCCTGTTCTGCGGCAGTTTTCAGCGTTGCAAGTTTATCTTTTGTGGCAGAAATACTGTCGGCAAGAAGTTTCTGTTTCTGTGAAAGAAGTTCTGTATTTTTCGGGTCAAGTTTCAGGAGTTTCTCTACGTCTTTCAGCTGTATTTGGGTGTTTTTAATGTTCTTATTTACGCTCTCTAAGGCTTTGGACAGCTTGGTTGTATCACCGCCGATCTCAACTGTTATGCCCTTGATTCTGTTTGCCACTGTGGCTTCACCTCGATTCAAATAAAATAATCAGTTTTTTTATCAGTAAATCTATTGACATTTCTGCAAAAATGACGTATACTATAAGTGGAGGTGTAGCGTATGAATATTATTGCAGCAATTCAAAATACTATTTCTATTTCGCAGTTCAATCGTGGACTTGCAGGAAAAATTTTTCAGGATGTCAAAAACAGCGGTGCAAAAGTTGTTATGAAAAACAATGCACCGGAATGTGTACTTCTTTCTCCGGATGAATATGTCAGCCTGATGGATGAAGTGAATGATGCCCGCTTACTCACTCTGGCTGTAAAACGAATGGAAAAATTCAATCCGGAAGAAACAATTTCGGAAGAACAAGTTATGAAAGAACTCGGAATCACAGACGATGATTTAACCGACTTTGATGAGGTAGAATTTGAATGAATTGGGAAGTAGAATATCTGCCGGAAGCCGAAAGTGATTTAAAATCGCTTGACGGAAGTCAAAGAATACTGGTCTTAAAAGCAATCAAGAAAGTGAAACAAAATCCGCTTCCTGTTTATGAAGGCGGGTATGGAAAACCGCTTGGAAACAAAAACGGCAATGACCTAACTGGCTTTCTGAAAGTCAAACTGAAAAGTGCAGGTCTTAGAGTCGTATACAAAGTTGTCAAGCAAAATGATAAGATGCTGATTATTGTAATTGGTGCCAGAGCCGATGAAGAAGTATACGGCATTGCTCAAAAAAGAATACAGGAAAATGACTTGTAATCAAAACATATCCATATCACTTTGAGAAGCAAGTTCATTCCACCCTGAATATTCATCATTTTCACGTTCCGTGAACATATCATTGATCAGTCCAATCGTAAGCAAATCCAGCTCGGTCATAGAAAGACCGAGCTGTTTGCATCTCAGGAGAAAAAGAGGGGTTGTCATCGGGCGGTCAGTCTGGCGATGTTTTTTTTAGACTCTACCTGCGTTGCGGTGTTCAGTCCCCACAATTCGATCAGCTGAGGAAGAATCTCATAAATAGAAAAGGTGTTGAACTGTTCCAGAAAATCATCAGGGTTATCAGGAACATTGGAGTCAGCGTGTTTTGCCATGATATAGGCGATATTTTCAAAGACTTCAAGGCTTTCAATGCCGATTTCGCTTTTGTTTTCATCACCCTCAGTGACTTCAGTTTTTAGTGCTGCAAAGTCTTTATAAATATCTCTGCGGAATTTCAGACGATACAAACGTGGCACAGCAGCACTTGCCTTGAATGGAACTTCAATCCCATCAATTGTAATGTTTTTCTGAATAGCCATAGCAATACCTCCTTAAGATGACTTTGCAGAAGACTTAACGGTCGTATCAGGGTTATACGGCATTTTGAACCAATTATTGTACACCGCATCTGTGGTGCTTTCAGTAGTCTTGGATTTCACAAGACCTGTCGGCAAAGGAGTAGCTTTCAGCGACAGCTTTTCGGTCTTGACTTCTGTGCTTTCCTCAGTGGTTGCAGATTCTGTCGCAGGACGTGATGCAGAACAACAATACATCACGTGTCGGATATGATGCTTGTCTCCTAAGAATTCAAACATCAATGCAAACTGTGCAAGTTCTGTATCATTCTTTTCCACCAGAACACCATTGTCATCAAGGATTTCTCCTAAGATTTCAGTTGCAAATTCGGTTGTGATAAGGGCAATTTCAAGGTCACCTGTATATCCTGCGTTGTTGTTGATGACATAATAAACGCCATTGTCCGCAAAGAAATTTTCTGCCTCGCCGTTTGCGTCAATAGAAAGCGATACAGCACCGGGGAGATGTTTTGACGGACCATATGCAGGGACAGTTTTGTTGCCGTCGGGATCTTCACCCCATTCATTGATTTTTGCCCAGTAGACATTCTGCAAACCGAATTTAACTTTGTTCTTCTTGTTTGTTGCCATTGGTTATGCCTCCGTTTCGTAAAGCACTTCATAGAGCTTTTCCGACGCCACGCTTGGCGTGTCCTTTTTCCAGAAGGTGTGCCAGCTGATAACGGTTCTTGGAATGCACAGTCATTTCGAGAGCATGGCTGTTTTCCTTGGTTTTCCTCGTTGACCAGCTTTTTGCATAAGTGCCTGTACGTTTTGGAGCATTGGCGGAGATCTCGTCTTTTACAGATTTTGCAGTCTTTTTAACAGCCTTTTTCATA